CCGAAGCCGCAAGTCGCGGAACACGTATGCACAAGTATTTAGAAGACTATATTGTGCAAGGTACACTTAACGATCCTGGGTCAAATCCATACAGTGTGCAAAGCCACAAGATGGCCAAGCACATTATTGAACACGGACTTAAGAACGTGAACGAAGTATGGGGAGTTGAAGTAGGCTTATATTATCCAGGTTTATATGCGGGAACTACTGATTGCGTTGGTGTTCACTTAGGCGAAGGCGCAATCATGGACCACAAACAATCGAATAAGCCGAAGAAGTCTGAATGGATTGAAGACTACTACTTACAAATGGTAGCTTATGCGTTAGCACACAACAAAGTACATGGAACTAATATACAAAAAGGTGTTGTGTTTATGTGCGTAAAGCCTCCAGAAATTACTCCTATGGTGTGGGGAGAACCCGCTTATCAGGAGTTTATTCTTACTCCAGATATGTTTGGACACTGGGAAAAACAATGGTGGAATAGGGTGGAGCAGTACTACAGAGAAAACTGATAAATATCCTATATAGAGGATATTCTTATGGCTGTAGTGCAAATCTCCCGCATCCAGGTTCGACGCGGTAAAATTAATAGTGGTACTGGATTGCCCCAACTGGCTTCAGGTGAAATGGCATGGGCTATTGACAGCCAGGAATTGTATATCGGAAACGGGGCAGTTAGCGAAGGTAGTCCAGCTGTAGGAAATACTAAAATTCTTACGCAAAAGGATCTTGAAACACAATTCAACATTCTTAATACTATCAAACACATTTATCGTGCCACTGATTCTAGTATAACCACTGGTCCTACCGCAAATAATCCCACTACGCGACTACTGCAAGATAAGCTAGACGACCATGTTTCTGCTTATGATTTTGGTGTTACTGGTAACGGTGTTGCTGACGATACTGTTGCACTACAACGTGCTATTGATCAGCTGTTTTTAAATCCTACTACAAAGTCTTCAGGCACATCAGTTACAGCCAAACGATCTAGAGTAACATTAGTTTTACAACCTGGCGTATATAATATTTCATCAACACTATATGTTCCTGCATATGCAAGCATAGTAGGTTCTGGTGCCGATAGAACTTTTATAAACTATAACCCAATATATACTGTATCGGGTGCAACTACTAACGGTCAAACTTTATTAACAACTAGCGGAGCTTCAGCTCGCATGGTTGGTGCATTAATTGTAGGTAACGGTATTCCTTCTGGAGCAACTGTAGTCAGCGTAGTTGCTGGAGTTAGTTTGACTTTAAGCGCAAATGCCACAGTTACACAAACTGCAATCTCGTTTACAATCACACTAACAAGATCTGCAATCGAATTTATCAACGATACCTCAACAATTGGTAACCCATCGATCATATCGTCAACTACCAATACTAACCAGCCAAGAAATATACAACTGGAAGGATTGACTATTCATGCACCAACAGGCAAAAATGGATGTTTGACATTAAACTGCGTTAAGGACAGCACATTTATAGATGTAAACTTGCAAGGTGACTGGGCAGGTGTGGTGAATACTAAAAACATAGGCATAACATTTAATAGTTTTAGTAGTTTGGTTACTTGTTCAAACAATCTATTTCAAAATATTCAATTGATTAATTTCACTTATGCAGTTTACGCAAAACAAGATATTATTGATAACACTTTTGATAATTGTTTGTTCGATAATGGTTATCAGAGTTTTGTATTAGGTGAAGGCGCAGACGGAATAACTGTCGGACAACAATTTGGCCCACGTAATACTGTCATCAGCTCTTGTAGCTTTAATAATATTAAAAGACATGCTGTTTATTTAGACCGAGGCACTAATAATACTAGTAGAAGTTGCAAATATAAAAACGTGGGTAACGATGGCGGCACTGACAGTCTAAGTGCCAAGTACCCACAAATATATTTTGCCACATATGGTAATTCTAGTATTAATGATATTTCTGATAGGCATGTTCAAATGGCAACTTCTTTAGTGTTAGGCACTCAATATGTACCCGAATATGCAGGACATGGAACTTATACTCCTCAAATTTTTAATAGCATAATTTTAGGGTATCGAACAGTTGCAGATTTAGCATTTAGATTGCCATGCTCAACTGATGCGTTTGGAATTCCAGTAGAAAGTATTACACATACAATTGAATATTTTTATAAAAGCACAGCACAAGGTTTCACTAGGCAGGGCACTATTGAAATAGTAGCAGACATCATCAATGCAAAAATTCAACTGAGCGATGAATATAATTTTGCTGGCACAGACCCGTCTGGCAACAATCAGATGTTATTAGATTTTAAAGCGCAATTTATTGATGCGACGGGCGCTGTTTTCACAGGCGCTCCTGGACAAGTTCCTACATCGATAGGAATTTACTATACCAATCTTGCTTGGGGTAGTCAAACCGATCAAGGTTATTTTAACTATTCGTATTCCAGTTACTTATAAATCAAATATTTCTACCGTTGGGCTAGACAAGTTTAAAAAATGCGTATATAATTTAGTTTACGCTAATGATAAGGACTTTGCTAGCCCAATATCATTTTGTTAATGCCGTAAAACCCGCATAAAACGGTGTTTATGAAGAAGAATATTTGAATAAGATTTTACCACTAAATACTTCCTCGTAAGGTTAATTACAAGATGAATGGTAGGTTTCGACAACAATGAATAAAATTACAGTAATAAAAAGAAACGGTGAGAAAGAACTTTTGACCATTGAAAAATGGCAAGCGCAGGTAGCCAAAGTCTGTAAAGGTATAGCTGACGTAAGTCAGAGTATGATAGAAATTAAAGCACAGCCTCACTTCTATGATGGTATCACAACAGAAGAAATCGACGGTATAACTCTTCGTGCTATAGTAGACTTGATTGACGTAGAGAACAATCCAGATGTTGGCCACACAAATTATCAATACGTAGCAGGTAAACAACGATTATCAATGCTACGCAAAGATGTGTATGGTTCTTATACTGTTCCCAGTTTGTATTCTATCGTAAAGAAAAATGTAGCAACTGGGCTCTACACTAGCGAACTATTAGAATGGTACACAGAAGAAGATTGGAATCGACTAGACGATATGTTGGATCACGAAAAGGATGAAACATATTCATATGCGGCAATTGAGCAGTTAATAGAAAAGTATTTGGTACGCAATCGTGCGACAAAGGAAACTTATGAAACTCCACAAATTAGATATATGGTTGCTGCCGCTACTATCTTCCATAAAGAAGAACCGAATACTGCAAGAATGCGTTATATTAAAGAATATTATAATGCGGCATCCGATGGTTTGTTTACTCTTGCTACACCTGTGCTGGCTGGGCTCGGCACTCCTACTAAACAGTTTTCTAGTTGTGTTCTTATCCGCAGTGACGACGATCTGGATAGCATATTTGCTTCTGGTGAGATGATGGCTAAGTACGCCAGTAAGCGAGCGGGGATTGGATTGGAAATCGGTCGACTACGCCCATTGGGCTCCCCGATCCGTGGCGGAGAAATCATGCACACTGGCATGATTCCCTTCTTGAAAAAGTGGTTTGGTGATTTAAGGAGTTGCAGTCAAGGTGGTATACGTAACGCTAGTGCTACAGTGTTTTATCCTATTTGGCATCATCAGTTTGACGATCTTATTGTCCTTAAAAATAATCAAGGAACTGAAGAAACTCGCGTTAGACACATGGACTACGGAGTGGTCCTATCAGCGTTCTTTTGGCGTCGTTTTAAAAACAAAGAAGATATTACTTTCTTTGATCCTAATGAAGTGCCTGATCTTTACGAAGCCTTCTATCAAAATACACAGCGATTTGAAGAGCTGTATGTAAAATACGAAAAGCGTAAAGACCTACGTAAAAAGACTATGAGTGCTGAAGAAGTATTCAAAAGTGGTATTCTAAAAGAGCGCACAGATACAGGCCGTATCTATCTTGTGTTTATTGACAATGTAATGAACCAAGGCCCGTTTGACCCAGAGTATCATACAATTTACCAAAGTAACTTGTGCTGTGAGATCCTATTACCAACTAAGTCATTCAAACGTCTCGATGACGCAGAAGGACGCATTGCGTTATGTACACTGGGATCTATCAATTGGGGAGCATTCCGTAATCCAGAAGATATGCGCCGTGCTTGCCGAATTTTACAGCGCAGTTTATGTAATATACTTGACTACCAAGACTTTTTAAGTATTCAGAGTAAATTGTCTAACGATGAAATTCAACCACTAGGTATTGGTGTAACTAATCTAGCCTACTGGCACGCCAAACGCGGCCTACGCTATGGCGAGAAAGATGCATTACAAGATGTCAAAGGCTGGATGGAACATCAAGCATTCTACTTAACGGAAGCAACAGTTGAGTTGGCTAAAGAACGCGGTGCTTGTCAGCATAGCTCACACACCCGATACGGCCAGGGTACGTTTCCGTGGGAGCTTCGTGCCAAAGGTGTAAATGAACTAGCAGACTTTACCCCAGAACTAGATTGGGAAACCTTACGAGTTAATATGAAACAGTATGGTGTTCGCAATGCTACACTTATGGCCATTGCTCCAGTAGAGTCTAGCAGTGTTGTCATTAACTCAACTAATGGAATAGAAATGCCTATGAGCCTTATCAGTGTTAAAGAATCAAAGGCAGGATCATTTGTACAAGTTGTTCCAGAGTATCATAAACTCAAGAACAAGTATCAAATGATGTGGGATCAAAAAGATTGCGATGGCTATTTAAAAACCAGTGCGGTGTTGGCGGCTTATGTTGACCAGAGTATTAGTACAAACACATTTTACAATCCAGCACACTTTCCAGATCGTAAAGTACCAACTACATTGATTGCCAAGAACTTGATGCAGGCACATGTATGGGGATTAAAAACTTTCTACTACAGTCTGATCAACAAACAAGGCAGTAAACAAGTTGCTGAGATTGCACCTGAGCAATTACAAGTGAACGGTGTTCAAGTAAATGGCTATCACTATGCTGAACTAGAGGACGACTGTGAGTCGTGTAAACTATAATGTTAGAAACAATATGTGACATAATGGTAGACGCTTACAAGCGTAACTGGATTACCAGTCGTGATGGTAATGTCTCAATTCGCCATCACGACCGTGACCACTTTTACATTACACCTAGCGGAGTTCGTAAACAAACACTACAACCTGATCAGTTTAAAAAGATTGGTATTGATCGAACTATTAACAGCGGTAATGGTACAGGCATCTTTGGTTACAATTGGAGAGATTTGCCTTATACTGACATTAGCGCCAATCTAACGCCCAGTGGAGAGATTCCGTTACACTTTGGACTACAAAAAGAAATGGGTCAGCACACCGGTGAAGTTCGTGTAGTAGTACACGTTCACCCTACTTACTGCATAGCCGCCATGCATGCCGGTATTGATTTGAGCACTATTAGCAATGAGTTTCCAGAACTCAATCGTTACACTAAGGTAGCACCAAATGTAGGCGATGTGCCTCCTATCAGTCAAGAGCTTGCGGACCAATGTCATAAGATGTTACAATTAGATGATCTCGGAAATATTGCTTACGACATTGTAGGTATTAAAGGACACGGAGTAGTTGCTATTGATACTAGTCCTTGGCGTGCCTTTGAGCATATAGAAAGATTAGAACACATTTGCAAGATAGTACTTGCATCAGGAAAACATTAATGAGCAAAGCACAATATAATTTAAACACAAAGACAGACTATCTTAATCGTAAGATGTTTCTGGATCCAGCAGGCCCAGTAACCATTCAACGATTTGAAGAAGTTAAGTATAAAAAGATTGCAGACTTTGAAGCAACTGCTCGTGGCTTCTTTTGGCAACCAGAAGAGATTAGTCTTACTAAAGACAGTAACGACTTTAAAGATGCCAGCGAAGCAATCAAACACATCTTTACCAGCAACCTACTAAGACAAACAGCGTTAGACAGTTTACAAGGTCGCGGCCCAAGCCAAATCTTCATGCCTGTAGTCAGTTTGCCAGAACTAGAAGCATTGGTATACAACTGGACGTTCTTTGAAACCAACATTCATTCAAAGAGCTATAGCCATATCATCCGTAACATCTACAACGTGCCCAAGGATGTGTTTAACACTATTCACGACACTAAAGAAATTGTGGATATGGCGTCAAGTGTTGGCAATTACTATGAAGCCTTGCATGTGGTCAATTGCCGTAAACAACTAGGCGAAACAATTCCAGAGAAAGAACACATCAAAGCAATCTACATGGCCTTACATGCTAGCTATGCTCTTGAAGCCTTCCGCTTTATGGTTAGCTTTGCTACAAGTCTAGCAATGGTCGAGAACAAGATCTTTATTGGTAACGGCAACATCATCAGTTTGATCTTACAAGACGAACTGCTACACAAAGGATGGACAGCTTATTTGATTAATCAAGTGGTCAAAGAAGACAGCAGGTTTGCTGAAGTGAAAGCAGAATGTGAACAAGAAGTGTATAATTTATATATGGATGTTATTCGCGAAGAAAAGGATTGGGCCACTTACTTGTTTAAGATGGGACCAGTTATTGGACTTAACGCTAACATCTTACGCGACTTTGTGGACTATACAGCAGTTGGTGCATTGAAAGAAATTGGTATCAAGTATAATAATCCTGCTCCAAAGTCAACTCCTATTCCGTGGTTCAACAAGCATACTGATACAAGTAAAAAACAAACAGCATTGCAAGAGTCAGAGAGTACCAATTATGTTATTGGTGTAATGAGTGAAGCATTGGACTACGATGACTTGCCAGCACTATAAGAGAAGAAGATGATTACAGTATATTCAAAAAACAACTGTCCATTTTGTGACAGAGCAAAAGCATTATTGGAAAGTAAAGATATTCCATTCAAAGTAATTAAGATGGAAGATGAACCAGATGCACGTGGATTCTTGGTGGACCAAGGGTTGCGTAGTGTTCCTCAGATTTTCAAGGATGGCGTTCTCCTTCCTGGTGGCTATCAAGGCCTTGCAGGTAAAGACGACGAATTTTTCAACACACTCAAAGGGTAAACATGTTAATCAATAAAGGTATCGCAGTAGGCGAAGTAGTTACAATTAAAACAACAGCAGGCGAAGAAATCGTTGCTAAACTAGTTGACGAAAATCCAATGTCAGTTACAGTTAATAAACCGTTGGTATTGACAGCAGGTCAAAAAGGCATAGCACTAGTGCCATTCTTGTTTACAGTTGAGATGGATACTAATGTTAGTATTTCACGTTCAACTATTATGGTGTTAGCACCAACTGCTAAAGATGCTTCGGATCAGTATATTCAAAATACCACCGGTATTGCTTTGAGTTAATATGGCACTGACGCCTGCGACTACTACATGGCCCGACGTTCCGGAGTTCCAGGAGTTTTCGCAGTCAGTATCCTACATGGATGAAGTTGCCGGCGATCCAGAAACTGGAAGTGGCGGCTCATCTTCTCCGGCTACAGTTATTTCTGTTACTTCAAGTCTTCCAGATAATACTATAATTATAAATTTTCAAAATAATATAGTAACGGTATCTGGCAAATATTCGAATGCATTTCCAGAAAAAAAGTTCTCTTACATTCCAACAGAAAACAAACAAGCACTTATTACAGTTTCATTTGATCTAGTTCCTAGTTCAATCTATACTTTGATTACATTTACACCAGCAAGCACAAACAGTAGAGAAATAACGTACACAGTAGTTACTAGCGCAGGCACTGCCACAATTACACAAAACGTTACAACTAGCTGGGATGTGGGCAAGGCACAGATGTATGATGTTCTAGCAAGAGGAGAATTATAATGCCGGCAGTAACAAGAATTGGTGATGGCTCAACAGGGCACGGCCCATGGCCGCCTAGGCCAAGTACTGGAGGAAGCGGCGATGTGTTTGCCAACGGTATCGGTGTAGTGCGGCAAGGCGACACCTGGCGCCCACATAATGGAGGTCCAAACGCACCACACAAAGGAGAAATTGGTATCACCAGTGCCGGTTCGGGCACTGTATTTGCCAATACCAAACCGATTGCTCGAATTGGCGATCCAGTAGAAGACGATGCTATTGCCGCCGGTTCGCCAAATGTGTTTGCTGGCGGTTGACATTTATTTTCTACTCCTGTACACTAGGTATAAGTACTCTGTACTTCATATAAAGGATTATTAAAAATGGCTACAAACAAACACGCAGAATTCACAGCAATCGTAGAAGCAATGGAAGCAGACTTCGAAAAGTTTTATGACAAGGAAGTTGGCGCTGCCGGCACCCGTGTTCGTAAACACTGCCAAGACTTGGCCAAATTGTGCAAAGAAACTCGTAACGATGTTACCGCAGTTAAAAACGCAAGAACTGAAGCAAAAGACGCAAAATAATTTGATAAATATAATACGCTCTTTTTAGGAGGTGTATTATGTTAGAAACTTTATTTTGGTTAGCACTGGGTGCTTTCATCGGCTGGAACTTTCCTCAGCCAAGTTTTGCCAAAAATGTACAGGCAAAGGTATTGGGAATGTTTAAAAAAGCAGAATGACATGGCATATTCAGACAAAGTAATCGACCACTACGAAAATCCACGCAATGTAGGATCATTTGAAAAAAATGATCCTACTGTGGGTACTGGTATGGTTGGTGCACCTGCTTGCGGTGACGTGATGAAACTACAGATAAAAGTCGACGAAGATGGCATTATTACCGATGCCAAATTTAAAACTTACGGGTGTGGTTCAGCAATCGCCAGTTCTAGCTTGGTTACTGAGTGGGTTAAAGGCATGCACATCGATGATGCTAGTAATCTTAAAAACAGCCAAATAGCCGAAGAACTTGCACTACCACCAGTTAAGATACACTGTAGTATTCTAGCAGAAGATGCTATCAAAGCGGCCGTAGATGATTATCGTAACCGACACAGCGTCTAAAAGAATTAAACAAACACTTACCAAACGTGGAAAAGGCGTTGGTATTCGCATAGGTGTCAAAACCACAGGTTGTAGTGGGCTTGCTTATGTATTAGAATATGTGGATAACTACGAAGCTGAAGTCGGAGTAACTAATTTTGCTCACGATGGATTTGTTGTTTTGGTAGATGCCAAAAGCCTAGCTTATTTAAATGGCATGACTATGGATTGGGTTCGCAATGGACTCAATGAAGGCTTTGATTTTATCAATCCAAACGAACGAGATCGTTGCGGATGCGGTGAATCATTTCGAGTATAGCAATCCTTGACTTAGTCAAATTTTATTAGTATAATACTAGTATTGTTATTACTTTTGGAGATTATTTTGAGTATGCATTTAGAAGGCCCGTGGCTTAGTACCACTGGCAAGAAAAAAGGTAAAAAGAAATTTGCTTCGGCAGAACACAAACGAAAAGCTGAACAAGCTGATGCAGATTGGAAAGAACTCCAAAAGCGTTGGGGTGTTGAAGCAGAAGAAAAGAAACGGACTCGTGCTATGAGCGCACCTAGTTTATCCAGTACCTACAGCCTAAAAATTCCCGAAGGACGAAATACCACTGCACATATTAAAAGTGTAGACACTGGAGGTAATGCCGTTCTTAAACCTTCAAAAGTTTACACAGGCACAATGGTTAAAGGCATTGCAACCATGCATAAAAGCAATGCAGTGCCGGTTTTTAGTGATGAACAAGCAGTTGACATTAGTCGAATGAGACGTTAAACTATAAACTTAGTATTTTGTAAGAGTTACACAGATGATAATTATATGTTGCCCTGATAGGTTTTGGGGCAATGAAGCAGTAGGCTTTTAACGCACAAGGAGATGTATCGAAGCCATTTTAAAAACGGAACTAGCAATTCCTATTCCAGCGTAAAGGAGAAATTACATGATACGCATCATAAAAACAGTAGTATTTTTACTAGCAATGACGTTAGTAATATTCGCAGGGTATAGAGCAGTTAACTATAAATTTGATACCCTAAAAGCGGTTCGCGAACAAGCGAGTCCAGTTACAGCACAATTAAGACAAAAACAATTGGATTGTCTTGCTCGTAACATATACCACGAAGCCGGCAGTGAACCTTTTGAAGGTAAAGTTGCGGTTGCACAAGTTACAATCAACAGAGCAGAAAGCGGACAATTTCCCAGCGACATCTGCCAAGTAGTATATCAAAAGAATGTAGTATACGAAAGAGTCCTTTGCCAGTTTAGCTGGTACTGTGAAAACCCTAGTGCTAAAAAGCCTATGAATGGTCCAGTATACACAGAAAGTATGGAAGTAGCCAAAAAAGTATTACTTGAAGGATTTAGACTTCCTTCGATTAAACATGCACTTTATTTCCATGGTGACTATATTAACCCTAAATGGGGTAAACAACCTGTGGCTAAAATCGGCCGCCACATTTTTTATAATTAAGGACTAGAATGAACATCGAAAAATTCAAATCAGAAGTACATAACTTTTTTGACCTTAACTTATTGGTTAAGAACATCAAGGAACATGCACCAAATATTTCAGCAGAAACAATGGGCTGGATTGCTGTAATTCTAATGCATATTGCTACAATTCCAACATTGTT